CCCGGGCAGATCGAGGACATCCCTGTCGACGAGATCTACGCCCGCGCCGCCGCGCTCCGCGAGACCTGGGACGAGGCCACGCGCCGCGAGCGCTGGAACCCGAGCTGGCGGCCGGCGAACTTCGCCGATGGCGACGAGACGGGGACACTCTGACCATGCCACGAGTACCGCCACCGCGCCGCGGCCCTCCCCGGAACCTGCGGATCCTGTCGCTCCTGCGGAAGCAGCTCCGCAAGGCCCCGGCGTCACCGAACACGATCCTGGCCGAGAACGGCTACCAGCTCCAGGCCGAGAACGGCAACTTCATCCGGACGGAGTCCTGACCCATGCCCGACGTGAAGATCTCGCAGCTCCCGGCCGGCACCGCCAATGCCAACGCCGTCGTCCCGGCCACGAACGCCGCCGGCACGACGACCGAAAAGCTCACGGTGTCGTCGATCCTGGGCGTCCAGCACAACCACTCGGGGAGCGACATCACCTCCGGCACGGTCGCGGCGGCGCGGCTCGGCACCCACGCCAGCAGCCACCAGACCGGTCAGGCCGACGCGATCGCGCCGGTGATCGTCTCGCCGTCGAGCCTGTCGGCGTCGCAGAACGACTACGCGCCGGGCGTCTGCGACATCTTGCGGCTCGCGTCCAGTACGGCGGTCGACATCACGGGCCTGGTCGCCGGCACCGCGGACGGTGCGATGCGACTGATCATCAACGTGAACTCCAGCGGCGGGGCGAATATCACGCTGAAGCATGAGTCGGCCTCGAGCACGGCGGCGAACCGCTTCCGCTCGGTCACGACGGCCGACGTTGTCCTGTTGGCCGACGGCGGCTCGGTCACGCTGACCTATTCGACCGCGATCTCACGCTGGAGGATTCTGTGACGAGAGTCCTCCGCGCTACCGGCCGGCGCATCCACCACGAGGCGCTCGACTGGGCGCGGCGCGTCGTGACGAACGGCGGCTCGGTGTCTCAGTCGACGCTCAGGGCCGTGTCGCGGTTCTGTGACGACGTAGACCGGGCCGGCATCCGCGACCGTTTCTATCGGCTCAATCTGTTCTGCGGAACCGCCGACTCGGCGCTGAACTCCGTCAGGACGCCGCTGTACCGCGCTCAATCGTTCACGGCGTCGCCGCTGGGGAACGCGACCGACGAAAATACAGGCACGTTCGCCCAGGGCGACTATGCCGAGAACAACGGCCTCCTGGGTAACGGCACGTCGAAGTACCTATCGACCGGCCTGCCGATGACGTTTCTGGGCTCCAATCAGGTCCACCTGTTCGCGTCGTTCGTGCCAGATGCGGCACAAAACTTTCGCGTCCTGCTCGGTGCGCGGGCGAACCTGACAGGCAGTCTTGCCATGGAGCAGAACTTCAACGGGACGACTGCGAATAGGCCGCGCATCGCCATCTTCAGCGCGGGAATCAACCCATCCGGCAACGCCTCTCCGATCACTGGCCGCACGCAGTACCTGTGCCAGGTGGACGGCACCAACGGCCTTATTGGCGAATCGTTCGCCCGAAACGTGAGCCTCGGGCAGAACACGTTCGGCGCGTATTCAGCCACACACACAACGGCGTTTTTGATTTTCGCAGGCAATCAGACCGGAACCGGCATCGCCGGATACTTCCACTCTCGCATCGACTCGTACAGCATCGGCGCGGCGTTCACGACATCCGCCGGCCGCACGGCCTACCATGACGCCCTGGCGACATTCCGCGCTGCCCTTGGTCGCACATGACGCTTGCAGACCTGACGCTTCCGATCTCCTACGAAGACGCCAGGCAGTACGCGCTGGTGTTTGGGGACGCGATCCGGGCGCGGCTGGAGCTGCTCCAGGACCAGTACGGGCAGCGCGACTGCCGAATTGTTCCTCGCGTCCTGGCGGATGGCCGATACATGACTTCGGCCGACCTCCTGACGGCCATCGGCCCGGGCCAGTGGATGCACGCCATGTGGGAAGCGGCAGACAAGGCGGCCCTCGGTGCGAATGTCGAGGTGATCCCCTGGGCGGACGCCGTCGCCATGCTGCCGGCGGATCCCAATGCCTGACCGCGTCGAACGCTGGCGGCCGCCGCGGATGCGGCACACGCACACGAAGGAGCGGGCCCACTACGTCTCGGCCGACTGGCGGGCCAGGCGGGAGCGGATCCTGATCCGCGACGCCTATCGGTGCCTGGCCTGCGGCATCGTCGTCTACGGCAGGAAGGCCCACGTCGACCACATCGTACCCCTCGAGGACGGCGGCACGGACGCGGCAGGCAACCTCCAGACGCTCTGCGAGTCCTGCCACGGGCGGAAGACGCGGGCCGAGCAGGGGCGGAAGGGCTTCGCGTGATTCACGTCGTCGTCGGCCATATCTGCTCCGGGAAGTCGACGTGGGTCCGCGAGCAGGCCGGGCCCGACGATGTCGTGATCGACTTCGACCGGATCGCCCTGGCCCTGGCGACCGAGGGGACGAGGCACCACGAATACACGCAGGCGATCCGCGACATCGTCCGCGTCGTCCGCTGGTTCGCGATCGACGAGGCGGTCCGGGCCCACCGGTTCGGCAACCCGCCGAACGTCTGGATCATCCACGCCTACCCGACAGACAACGACCTGGCCCGCTACCGGCGGCTCGGGGCAGCGATCAAGGAGACGACGGCCGAGCCCGAGACGCTCGTCGCGCGGGCCGCGAGCGAGCGGCCGGCGTCGATGCAGGCCGAACTGGCCCGCCGACTGGCGGCCGGGGGGTGGGGTCGGCCGGAAACCTGCCATTTTGTCCATAGCCCCGCGAGCCCTCGGCGCGAATTTCTGGGGAGTTTTCAAAACTTGGAGGTCGGCCCATGGGATCGCGAGGACCAGCCCCGCGGCCTGACAGCAGCGAATCGAAGCGGCGGCGAAACACGATGTACCGCAAGACTGCGACGCCGCCGGCGACCGGCATCGCACCGCCGGCCTCGGTCGCGAAGATCCCGTCGGCGCTTGGGTTCTGGGAACGGACGACGCCGATCCTGATCGCCGACGGGCGGCTGACGCCCGACCGTGTCGACGCCTTCGCGATCCTGTGCCACCTCCACTCCGAGATCGAACAGCTCGCCGAGACCGTCGCGGCCGAGGGCTGGATCACCGCCACCGACAAGGGCCAGGCCGCCTCGCCGGTGGCGAAGCTCCTGCGTGACTCGCGGCGGGACTTCGTCACACTGGCGCGGGACTTCGGACTGACCGCGGCCGCCGCGGCCCGCATCCCGCAGGAGCTGCCCAGTGGCGAAGAAGAAGGCGACGAAGAAGACGCGGTCCTCGCGAAGCTCTCGCTCCGCACCTGACCCGAAGAAGCGGCCCGAGTACGTCCCGGGCTATGACTGGAACGAAGAGGCGGCGCGAGCGCCGGTCGACTTCATCCAGGCCCTCTGCCGCCACCCGAACGAGCACGGCGGCGAGCCGACGCGGATCGAGCTGATCGACTGGCAGAAGGACCAGGTCCTGCGGCCGCTCTTCGGCTGGCGGCGGCCAGACGGCCGGCTCCGCTATCGCCGCGCCGGGATCTTCGTGCCGAAGAAGAACCGGAAGAGCTCGCTCATGTCGCAGCTCGCCCAGTACATCATCACCTGTCACGCGCCGGCCCAGGACTGCTTCCTCGCGGCGAACGACCGCCTCCAGGCCAGGACCATGTACCGCATGATCCGGCAGTCCGTCGAGGCCTCGCCCAAGCTCTCGAAGATGCTCGAGGTCGTCGACTCGCGGAGCATCATCCGGAACCGGGCGACCGGCAAGGAGATCCGCTGCCTGTCGAGCGACTCCTGGCGTAACGAAGGCCTGAACGGCTCGGTGATCCTGGACGAGATCCACTCCTTCCGCACCCCGGACCTGGTCAACGCCTTGACCTACGCGACGCGCGGCACGGCGAACGGGATCGTGATCTCGATCTCGACGGCCGGCGACAACCGCAACGGGATCGGCTACCAATGGTGGAAGGACTGCGAGCTGGTCATGAAAGACCCGGCCACGAACCCGACCTTCTACGGCCTGATCTACGCGGCCGCGCCGGACGACGACTTCTCCGACCCGAAGGTCTGGCGCAAGGCGAACCCGTCCATGGGGATCGCGTTCCCCGAGGATGAGTTCGCGGCCGACTATCAGGACGCGACGACCGATCCGCGAAAGATGTCGAAGTTTTTGCGTTACTCCTTGAACGTCTGGCAGGAGGCCGACGCTCGCTGGTTCCAGGGCGACGCCTGGGCCCAGTGCAACGCCGGCCCCGCCGAGCCCCTCGCCGGCCGGCCGTGCTGGGTCGGCGTCGACCTGGCGTCGAACCTCGACATGACCGCGGCCGCCTTCGTGTTCAAAGAGCAGGACGGCTCCTACGCGGTCGAGTGGCGCTACTGGGTCCCGCGCGAGACCGTGGCCGACCGCGTCCGCGATGGGATCCCATACGACACCTGGATACGCGAGGGCTGGGTGACCGTGACCGACGGCCACCGGCTCGATCACGAGAGCGTCGCCCGCGACCTGATCGCCTACGGCGAGACCCACGAGATCAAGGCGGTCGGCGTCGACCCGTGGCAGGCCGGGGCCCTGGAGACGCTGCTCCAGCGCGAGGGGATCACGGTCA